TACTAGATGGTATTTATTAAAAGCAGGTTCAACAAGTGTTGATACTGATTATTCTAATGTAGATTGGGATAGCTTTACATTAACAGAAGAAGGAGTAGCTGGTAAAACTACACCTTATACAATTAGAAGTTTACCATTTGCAACTTTAGAAACTTGGAAAGATTTTTATTCTCAAGGAGAATCACAAGATAAATCAGGTAATCAAACTTATGGAGTACCTGAAAGAATTATAAGAAGTGAAGATGGTAGAAGAGTTGGTTTATCTCCAATACCTAATGGTGTTTATAGAATTTATTTTAATGCATTTAATAGACCATCTGAATTAACTAATGATACTGATGTAGTATTATTTCCTGAACAATACAAACCTGTACTATTAGCTAGAGCAAGATATTTTATTTATCAATTTAAAGATAATATAGCTCAAACACAATTAGCTTTAGATGAATATAAAAAAGGTTTAAATAAAATGATTGAACAATTAAATGCTCCACAACCTAAATATGTGGAAGATGATAGAAGATTATTTATATAAAGGATTAATAGATGCCAACACAAGGAGCTTCCATTACTGTACAAGGTGGCTTGGACTTAGTTTCAAGTTCACATGCTTTATTTAGAACTCCTGGTGCTGCAACTAAGTTACAAAATTTTGAATCTGCTACAACTGGTGGCTACAGAAGAATAAGTGGTTATCAAAAGTGGGGAGGTTCTAGTTCAGTAATTCCTTCAGGAGTTTCTACAGATTCTATTCATGGTATAATACATTACAATGATGGAGTACTAGTAGCTCAAGGTGATAATTTATATTATAGTAATGATGGTACATCTTACTTACAAGTTAATAAAGATACCTTTACAGCTATTTCAGGAACAGTAAGTATTAATGCTGGTTCTCCTACAGTCTTAGGAGCAGGAACTACATTTACAACTGACCTTCATGAAGGTGATATACTTAAAATAGATGGTAACTATTATCATTTAATATCTATTAATAGTGATACTAATTTAACTATTGATATAAATGCACCTGCAACTAAAAATGGTTTAACACTTTATCATGGTGGTTTAGATGCATCTCAATTACCATCAGCTACAACAATAGCTAGAACAAATCAATCTAATGTTCAATTTGTTAATTTTGAATCTGAAGGTGAGAATGGAACAATATACATTGTCGATGGACAAAATAAAGTTGCTGAATTTCAATATGATTTTGATGGTTATCATTTTGTAGAATTAGATAGGTCAGCTCCAACAGGATGTAAATTTATTGAAAAGTTTGCAGAAAGAATAATTGTTGCTGGTAGTGATGATGACCCTAGTACAATACATTATAGTACTAGATTAAAACCTTGGGATTTTGAACAAGCTTCTGCTGGTTCTATTGATATTGGTGATGTAATTACTGGTATTAAAGTATTTAGAAACTCATTAATTATATTTTGTAAGAATAGTATTTATGAGTTGACAAACCTTGATTCTACACCTATAATTAAATCAGTAACTAAAAATATAGGTTGTGTAAATGGCAACTCAATTCAGGAGATAGGTGGAGATTTAATCTTTCTAGCACCTGATGGATTAAGAACAGTTGCTGGTACAGCTAGAATTGATGACGTAGAATTAAGTTCTATCTCTAGAAAAATATTACCACTTATTAATGATATATTAAATAACATTGGTAATTATACTTTATCAAGTATTGTTATTAGAGAACGAAGTCAATATAGATTATTTTATTATCAATCTGGTCAAGCTAACTCAGGACAAAAAGGAATTATCGGAACATTTAAATATAGTTCAGAAGGTGTTCCTGCTTTTGAATGGAGTGAAACAAAAGGTTTACCTGTAAAATTTTGTACATCCGATTTAAATAATTCAGGTACAGAAGTTATTTATCATGCTGATGAATCTGGTTATATCTTTCAACATGATACTGGTAATAGTTTTGATGGTACAAATGTTGTAGCAGAATTTCAAACACCAGACATGGACTATGGTGATAATGGTTTAAGAAAAAGTTTATACAAAGTAAAAGCTAATATTGAACCTGAAGGTGTTCAAAATGATTTGTTATTAAGAATCAGATATGATTTTGATAACTCTGAAGTACCTCAACCTGGAAACTTTTCAGTAGGTAATTTAAGTTCAGCATCATTATTTGGTTCAGCAGTTTTTGGAACAGGAATATTTGGAGCATCTACTTTACCAAGTAAAAGTGTTTTAGTTACAGGAAGTGGATTCTCTAATAACTTTAAATTTTTTAGTGATGATACAAATGCTCCATACTCAGTTAATGGAATGTTTGTTTCATTTATAGCAGGAGGAAGAAGATAATATGGCAGGATATACTAGACAAAGTTCATTAAATGATGGCGATACAATATCAGCATCATTATTTAATAATGAATACAATCAATTATTAGCAGCATTTAATAATTCAACAGGACATAAACATGATGGTACTGCTGCTGAAGGACCTGTCATTGGTTTAATTGGAGATGCAGGATTAACAGCTCCATTAAATAAAGTTAGTATTGATACTACAAATGACGAAATAGAATTTCATATAGATGTTTCTGGTACATCAACTGAACAATTAAAAATAGTTGATGGTGCTATTGTTCCTATTACTGATAATGATATTGATTTAGGTACATCATCAATTGAATTTAAAGATGCATACTTTGATGGTACTGTAACTTTAGATGGTTTAGTAATTGGTTCAGCTACATCTATTACAGATATAGATACAGATTTAACTTCAGTATCTGCTAGTGATGATACATTAGCAAGTGCTAAAGCTATTAAAGCTTATGTTGATGCACAAGTAACAGCAAGTGATTTAGATTTCTCTGGTGATACTGGTGGTGCTCAATCAATTGATTTAGATTCACAAAGTTTAACTGTTGCTGGTGGAACTGGTATTGATACTACAGGTTCTGCACAAACAATGACTATTGCAATTGATTCTACAGTTGCTACATTAACAGATTCACAAACTCTTACAAACAAAACTTTAACAACTCCAGTTATTTCTTCAATCTCAAATACTGGAACTTTAACTTTACCTACATCAACTGATACATTAGTTGGTAGAGATACTACAGATACATTAACAAATAAAACTTTAACTAGTGCTGAATTAACTAGTCCAGTTTTAAATGGTTCATTATCTGGTACAGCATTCTTAGATGAAGATACAATGTCATCTGATTCTGCAACAGCAGTAGCTTCACAACAATCTATTAAAGCATATGTTGATTCTCAAATTAGTTCATCAAATGAATTAGATGAATTAACAGATGTTAGTATTACAAGTGTTGCAGATAAAAATATTTTAGTTTATGATTCAGTTTCAGGTAATTGGGAAAATCAATTAATATCAGGTGATGTATCAATTACTAATACAGGTGTTGCAACTGTTGCTAATAGTGCAATTACTTCTGCTAAGATAGCTGATGGTACAATTGTTAATGCAGATGTAAATGCTAGTGCAGCAATTGATGCTACTAAGATTCATGATGGTTCAATTTCAAATACAGAATTTGGATACTTAAATGGTGTAACAAGTAATATACAAACTCAATTAACAAGTTTAGATACTTTAAAAGCACCTTTAGCTAGTCCTACATTTACAGGAACAGTTTCAGCTCCTACTCCAACTACTGGTGATAGTTCAACTAAAGTTGCTACAACAGCTTTTGTAACTAATGCAGTTGCAGTAGAAAATGAATTATCTGAAATGAATGATGTTGATATTACTTCAGTTTCAGATGCTGACTTCTTAGTATATGATAGTACAGCAACTAAATGGGAAAACCAAGCTATCTCTGGTGCAGTTACAATAAGTAATACTGGTGTAGCTACATTATCTTCTGGAATAGATGCTACTAAAATAGCAGATGGTTCAGTAGATGATACAGAATTTCAGTATTTGAATGGTGTAACTTCAGCTATTCAAACTCAAATAGACAGTAAACAAGATACTATAGATGCATCAAATAGATTAAGTGCAGACTTAATTCATGATGGTTCTGTAGATAATACTGAATTTGGTTATTTAAATGGAGTAACTTCTGCAATACAAACTCAAATAGATGGTAAAGCATCTAATGGATTTGCTGTTGCTATGGCAATTGCTTTATAATAGCTGTTGACAAAATAATATAAAAATGGTATAATTAGGATAATTCTATGGCACAAGATTTTGAAAGATTTTTACAACAAAACATATCCGACAGTTCAGGTTCACCTACTACATTAAGAAGTGATGCTGATTCTGATGATGCAATCATTGGGATTAGATGTACAAATACTTCTGGTAGTTCTGTGAATGTAACTGTGTATGTGGAAAACTCTTCTACTACTTATCATATTATTAAAGAAGCACCAATCCCAACAGGTGGTTCTTTAGAATTAATTGATGGTGGTTCTAAAGTTGTTTTACAATCTGGTGATGCAGTTAAAGCTTATGCTTCTGCAGCTTCTTCAGTTGATATTATTACAAGTGTTGTAGATACTATCTCAGCTTAATTTAAGGAAATTTTAATATGGCATATGTCGGTAAACAACCTGCTGCTACAGCTTTAACTGCTGATGATATAGCAGATGGTATTGTATCAACAGATAAACTAGCTAACGATTCAGTTACTAGTCCTAAGATTGTTGATGCTACAGTTTCTAATGCCGACTTAGCAGGTTCAATTGAAAATGCTAAACTAACTAATTCATCTATTACTATTAATGGTAGTGCAGTTTCATTAGGTGGTAGTGTTACTATTGGAGAAACAAAACCGAATATTTCAAGTATTAGTCCATCAACAATAACTAATGCTCAAACCTCAATTACAATAACTGGTTCAAACTTTGCATCAGTTCCTCAAGTAGAATTTTTAAATCCTTCAACTGGAATTTGGTATTTGGCAGACACAGTTACATTTAACAACTCAACATCATTAACAGTACAGGCAACATTAACTGTTGATGCTACATACAAAATTAGAATTGAAAATCCAGATGGTAATGCAGTTTTATCATCTACAAATATCTTAACAGTTTCAGATGCACCTACCTGGACAACTGCTGCTGGAACACTTGGAACTATTGATGGAGATTTTTCTGGTACTTTAGCAACAGTAGTTGCAACATCAGATAGTGCTGTTACATTTAGTGAAGTAGGAAGTAACTTGACAACTGCAAATGTTACTTTATCATCTGGTGGAGTTTTAAGTACAACAGATTTTGGTGGTAGCTCTACAACAGCTACAACTTATAATTTTACAATCAGAGCAACAGATGCTGAAGGTCAAACAGCAGACAGAAGTTTTAGTTTGACATCATCATTTGGTTCAACAGGAGGAGCACAGTTTAACTAATGGCTAGTACATATATTAAAAGAGTTGACACTACAGATGGAAACAGAAAAGTTTGGACTTGGAGTGCTTGGGTAAAATTAGATAATACAAATATTGCAGGTCAAAATATGTTTTCAGCAGGTGGAAACAATGTTGATGAAGGACAATTCAAATTTGCCAATAATACATTAAGTTTTTTTAATGATTATGCAACAACTGGTAGAGTATCGTCTAGTACACCATCAAGATTACTTAGAGATGTAAATGGTTGGTATCACTTTGTTTGGAGACATAAAGTAGATGAAACATCTAATGATGATAGATGGAAAATTTATATTAATGGAGAAAGATTACAACCATCAGATTATGGTAGTCCAACTATTCCTAATGAAGAAGGTGTTTATAATAGATTTACTAATAAACAAATATGGTTTGGTGCTAGAGCAAAAGCACAGTATGATAGTTCATATCAATATTTTAGTGGTTTAATGAGCCATATACATTTCTGTGATGGTTATGCTTATGATGCTACAGATTTTGGAGAATATGATGCCAATGGTGTTTGGAAAATTAAAACTTCTCCAAGTGTAAATTATGGAACTCATGGTTTTTTTATTTTAAAGGATGGTAATAGTGTTACTGACCAATCTGGTAATGGTAATGATTGTACAGTTGGTGGTGGTACATTAACTAATACTGAAGATAATCCTTCAAATGTTTTTGCTACATTTAATGCTTTAGCTTATTTTGGAAAAGGAAGTGCATTAGAAAATGGAAACACAAGAGCTTATGGAGATAGTGCTACTTCCAATAATGAATGTAGTTTTACAACTTTAACAGGTTCAAGTGGAAAATATTATGCAGAATTTAAAATTGCATTTGTAGGTGATGGTTCTTTTATAGGTATATCAGATATTGAATATACAATTTTAGAAAATAATGATGGTCAATATAGACCATTCACAATTATGGTACGAAGTAATGGAACATTAAATGTAAGAGGTTCTGGTTATGGTGCACCAACTACAACAGGCAGTTGGAGTTCTAGTTATACAACTAATGATATTTTACAAGTTGCTATGGATTTAGATAATAATTATTTTTATTTTGGTAAAAATGGTACTTGGCAAAATAGTGGAGTACCGAGTTCTGGTGCAACAGGCACAGGTGGAGTTGCTATTACTTCTGATAAAAATTATGCTTTTACATTTGGTGGATATGGTAGTTCTCCTTCAGCTTATGCAAACTTCGGCAATGGTTACTTCGGAACTACAGCAGTAGCTAGTGCAGGAACTAACGCATCTGGA